AGCCAGCTTCATCAGCATCAGTCATTAAGATTACCTTTGTTTTGTTGGCGAAGTATTCAAAGCAGTTATCTAAGTATTCTAATTTTTGGTTGCCTTTACTTGCTCCATTAGGCACAGAAACACAGTTATAAAACCCTGCTTCATAGATAGCAAGGCAATCCATTTCGCCCTCAACAATAATACATTCTGATTCATCTTGAATAGCATCTATGTTGTAAAATATTAATTCTGCATCCTTAGCCATTTTAAAGGCCTTTTTAGCCCCTCTAAATTTTATATTGACAAGTTCCCCCAACCGATAGTAGTTAAAGCAAATTACAGCCGTTTCTGCATCAAATTGAGGCATCCATTCTTTTGCCTCTGTTATGCCAAACCGTAAAAGTGTGTTATTGGTAATTCCTCTATCGGTAAAAAACTTTAATACCTTATCCCCTACTTTCTGCAAACGTGGTTCAGGTTTGGTGTAAATTTTCTTTGGTTTATCGTAAACCCTGCCTTTCCATCCACAATGATGGCAGTTGTAAAGTCCTTCATCAATATTTACAGAAAGACTTTTATCGTTCTTATTTTTTCGTTCAGTAGTACATTTTGGACAGGTAGTTTTAACTGTGCCTTTATTAGTCCTTAATTCTATGCCTAATTGTTCCAGTAGTTCTTTTTTCATCACATTACAAATTTTGGTTTTGGTTCTTCAATACGACTGCACCATGCGTTTACTAAGGATGCTGTGTGGTTTTTAGGTTCAGGGTACTTATTTATAAATTTGCCTACTTCAGTTAAAAGATGCTGGTCTGTAATTTTTCTACTTGCAGCCCGCCTGAACATTTCAAATAATTGTTGCGGCACTTCTTCAGCATTATTTACATTCTTATCATTCTCTACATTCTTGTTTGTGTCCGTCTGTTTTACTGTCTGTAGTCCGTTTGTTGTACTGTTTGTTTTACTATCTGTTGTACCGTCTAACTGGTATTCGTTCCACTTACTTATTGATATTAAAGTAATTACACGGCTTTTTTGTTGTACTATCTTCGCATCATTTTCCAACTCATTTAAGAAACGTAAAACCTTGCCCTTGCTCCATTTCCATCTTTTCATTAAAGTATCAATAGAATAGCCTACCTGACCACGTTTTACATCAACACGAACACCTCTTACTCTAAAGAAATTGTTATCATGGTTTGCAAGTAACAGCAGGTCAACCCATGCCATGTTTCGGCAAAATGGTTCAGAAAAATAACCGTCTGTTTCAGTTAACTTTCTATGTAGCTTAATCCAACCCTTCGACATCTGTATATCTTTCAAGTGTTACGGATAAATCCCTCATTTCTTCCATTGTTCCATATGCTACCGGGGTGTACTCTAATTGTTTACCATCTATAAAAATTTTTAGATTGGTTTCAGCCATTTCTTGCAAAGTGTGGATATGCCAAGATTTCTGCGATTGGCTATATTCTAAAACATATAAGTGCATAAAATATAAATCCCTGTGGAGTTCAGGGTAGCCGCCCTTCCCCCCACAGGGTAAATAAAATAAGTTAGTATTTTGATGTCGGCTACCATCGTTTTACAAATATAAACCTTTTGTTACAAAGTTTTACATTCACCCGAAAAAAATAATATCATTCATAAAAAGTTCCCAAGTAAATAACTTACCGCTTGCGCCTGTTTCAATGCGTGGTTGGCGGCTGAACTTCTTTTTGTAGGGTATGTGGTATTTGTCTAAGTAACTCCGTACTGTCGAAACGTTCTTTCTTAACTCCAATGCTATTTGTCTTGAAGTCATGTTTTTGGTGTCAAGCTGCTTTAGTTGTTCTTTCATCGTTAAATTTGTTTAAGTTGAATTTGATTAATCTTCTTTCTATGTAATGCTTACAAAAAGTTATTTCAATATAACATAGATTCCAACTGTGCTTCGTTCTTCTTTGGAAGTCTTTAATGAAGTTTCTTCTTTCGGGAATTGAAGTCCAATATTGTTGTTCAATTAAATTACCATCATGGTATAAACGTACATATCCGGGCATATTAAATCAGTTTCCAAGTGTGGTTCGGTTTTCCAAATTGTTCATGTTTCATGAACGGTAACTTTTGCAGCTTGCCTTTGTCGGTTAAACAAGTCATTGCCCTGCGAATAGAAGTGATAGGCACAGGTGCGTAATATTTTTGGTACAAGTGTAAAATCTCAAACGGCGTGTACTCTTTACCTTTCTGCATGAGTTTTAATATCCGTTCTTCCTGTTTTGTACAGTTGGATTCCGCAATAGTTAGCTGCGGTTCATCCAGTTGAATTGTGTTAAAAAAGTTTAGTTGCATGATGTTATAAGTTTAAATATTTCATCAAATGAATTACAAACTGCCACATGACCCTTCCATTGGTTGATAAACTCTAATTCATCAGGAGTTAGCTTTCTTGCTGATGGAGGCTTCGAACCGTCTTTTAACTCTACTAAGAAGTTTTTGCCTTTATATCCGATTAGTAAGTCGGGGCATCCCTCACCCACCATTGATAAGATTTTTACAGTAACTCCCGGAATGCCCCTTAATGACTTAACTACTGCCCTTTGATTGGAATCTATCTTTCTTGCTCTCAACAGGTACTATTTTTGGTTTTTCGTTATCAAAAGGGCAAATCTTGGGAAACTTGTTTTTGGTTTGCTTCTTTCTTATACGGTTCTGAAACTTTAAGACTTAAAAAAGTGCCGTTCTTACCTTGTTTCTTCCATCCGGCTAAATCGTAATCTTTGCCGCCAATGTTTATTTTGCCTTTGTATTCGGGTGCTTTTTCATTTCCTTTTTTGTCGTTGGTGAATAAAATACCTGAATTTGTGTTGTCGTAATTACTCATGGTAATTTTGTTTTGAAGTGATTAATTATTTTTTCCATGTGGTGCTCATAGAACAGATTGAATGTTGAGAATCCTTGTGCATCGTGTTTATACCACACTAAAAGAACATTCCTTAGTCTTTGCGATGGTGTTTTACCTGTATTCTCAATGTGCGTTTCTAAGCCTTCGATTGCATCCTGTTCATCCCTTGTGAAGTTTTCCTGTTTAAAAGCTAAGTAGCCAAACTTTTGGAACGCTTCACCGAGTTGAGCCAGTTCAGACGGAGTTAGTTCGTTAGTGCTAAACACTAACTTGTAACTCCTGTCTGCACGGGGATTAAAACTTTCTACGGTTGCCGGTATTAGAATCATGCTATCTTTTTAATTTGCTTTTTAATATCGGTTTGTGATGGGTTTGGTATTTCATCAATAGAAGGCTGCAAATCTTCTAACCTGTGTTGGATGCGTTGGTATTCGTAGTAATTGTTGCAGTTTGCTATCATATCAAACGCTTTGCTTCTGTTGGCTTCCGTATCAAACCTTGCAGAGTAAGTAAGTTTCCGTAGCAAGTCCAATTCTTCCTTTGTTGGTACTTCATGGGTTACATCTTGTGTTACCACGTTTGTTGCAAAATCCATTTCTTCTGCTGGAGTAGCTTCAAACCCTGCCGCTTTCATAAGCCATGCTAAAAGATTTCTAAAAGATTTGCCCGTTGCCCTTGTTTGAGCCATTGATGCAATAGCATACTCATCGAATTTCCTTTTTGAATATTCTTTATTAGAACAAATAGCAAACCCATTGCTTACTAACTTATCATCTTCAAACCTTCTTACTTCAACTTTTGCGAAGTATTTAATTTCATCGGGTGTTGAGATGTCTTTTAATTCAGTACAAATAGGATATAATCCTAATTGACTTCCCGCAAACTGCCAAGCCTCAACAAGTGGATATTGTTTGCCTTGAATGTTTGCTGTTAATTTCTTTTCCTGCACAAACTTTTGAAGTATAGCTGCTACTTCAATAGATTTTTGTGGGTTGTGTAATTGGTAGTGCGTTAATTCCATTTTTTGATTTTTTAAAGTTTACTGCTTCGGTTAATGTTAAAAACCTGTAGGTTTTCTTGTTGTATTTTGTTGCGTATCGTTTACGAAGATTTTTTGTTTTGTCTATGTAAATGCCTATATGATTAGTTTCTTTGTTCGGGTTTCTTTTAGTGTTACTTACATTGCCTATTCTATCTGTTACCCTTAAATTGCTTTTGCTATTATCAGTTCTTATCCTGTTAATATGGTCTATTTCGCCATTAGGCCATTCATCATAATATAAAAACCATGCTAATCTGTGAGCCTTAAATTGTTTGGTTTTTATTTTTATTATTAAATAGCCATCTTTATCTAAACTTCCGTTTGAATTTGGCCTATCAGTTCTTGTAATCTTGCCAGTATTTTCATCTATCGAAAAGAAATATTTTATGTAATTATTAAAATCAATCATGCTTTTAGTCTTTAAAAAGATTGTATGTCATTCCTATGTTACCTGTTATAAACTTTGGTGAGTAAGCAGAGGAAACGTAAAATGTGGTTCTCTTATAGTAGCAAAAATTGTACGATGCTCCGACCTGCCATGTATCATAATTCCTTTCTTTGTAATCGTTGCTTTGATGGTGGCGAACATAACCTGCGTAAATGTGAACCATGCCCACTAAGTACCCTGCACGAATATTGAAAAGCGTTGGTTGCGTATTTTTAGGCATAGCGATATAACCTATACTTAAAGTGTTCTGCCCTACTCTTGCGCCTACTTGTAATTCGGCTGATAAGTATTTATTGGTAAGACCTGCACCGAGTGAAGTCCACACCTGACCGTATGTGGTGGCTGAAATGAGCAAAAGAAATAATGTTTTCATGTTATAAGTTTTAAAAAGGGGATGGTTGATTGACAATCTTTTTAATATTAGTTCCACCCCCTTAGTGATTTAAAAAGGGGCGGCTGTTAGAAACCATTTAGTTACCTTACTAACATTGTAAATGATTAACCGCCCCGATATGTGAATGAAAAAGAACTCTAATTAAACCCCCCGCTAAGAATAGAGGCGGGTACTACTGATTATGAGAAAAAACTATTTAATCTTACGCCTGTACTTTTCTTCCATGTACATCTTGAACTCTTGCTCCGGCTTAATCACGTTCTTATAAAACAGCCAAAGAACAAAAAGCATGGATAATACCGCTAATAGTGTTGGAATGAAAATCATGCTGCCTCCTGTTTTAACTGTAAGATTTCTTGCTTGTGTTCGTAGTACATCTTCTTCCAGTCGATTGCTTCAATCATTGCATAAAGAGGTTCGCCTTCTGCCTTATCAAGCAGCTTAGAAATCTCTGCAAGTTTGATTGAGCCTTCAAAAATGTAAACAGCATCCACTTCTACATCTTCTGAGTGTGGGTCGTAATCCACAAGAATGTCCATACGTTGTGTTACTGTTTTTTTGCCGAAATCACGTCTTTCGGTAATCCAATGCGTGAAAGTTAATTTTGCCATTGTTGTAGGTTTTTAATTTATGTAATCAGATAACAGTTCTTCTTTTTCGGTGTAATACTTTGCCACAGCAGCAATCGCTTCGGGGGTTGAATCTTCACCCGATATAACCTGTTGTATCTCGTAACGGGAGCAATCAGATGAATCGGTAATCTTAGCTATATCGCCATGACTTAGGTAAGTTTTAGCGAGAATTACAATGTGTTGTGGAACTTTCATTTGGAATTTGTTGTAAATGTTCTTAACTTTATAATAACGATGTAAAGATATGTAAGATTTTAATTACGTCCAAACAATTTTAAGAAAATTTGTAAATATTTTTTTACAACGTGAAAAACGAGATAAAAGAATTGATTGACTACATCCAGTTAAAGAAGCGAATTACATTGGAGGAATTGGCTAATGAGATAGGCTATACCCGTCAGTCATTACAAGTTGCTAAAAACACAGGCGGAAGCCATAAGCTGGCTTATACCTTAAAAGAAACATACAAAGACATACTTAAAGATAAAGTGTACACCACCCCCACCATCAGCACCAAAACTGCTAATCATGGGAACAACGGAAATGACCAAACAGAAAGGCTTATTAAAGAAAATGAGGCGTTAAAAATCGAGGTAAAGCTGCTTAAAGAGATGATTTCAACACTCTTAGAAAAAAGGTGATTTCTAACCCATTGGATTATAACACTTTTCCTACTAAACCTTAATGTTAATTATACGGGAAGTAGGAACAGGAACTCTCATTTCATAACTTATCGGTTTTTGCTTAGGTTTGCATCCTAACTATCTTATACATAGAAGACTGCAAAAACACAGACCGATGAATTATTACAAATTGCCACAGAAAATGCCCGTAAGCCGAATTATTAACAAAGCTGTGAAGCGTTCTATTTCAGACCGCTTGAAAATTATCTTAGCCGAACAGGAAAAGATGTATCAATTTTGGCAAGATAACATCAAACCTAAACTCAACCCCACCCGGCAAAGGGATGTGGAACGGAAGTTTAACAAACAAATCCAAGCCCTAAAAATAACCATCCACCTATTAACGCCATTTTATGAGCAAGTCGATGATGAACCCATGTTTGTACACAAAAAGAAATGAACTGCAAAGAATGTAAATATTGGATGCCATTAGGTGAAAGCATTTCTTCCTTTCGGGAACTTAACATTCTTACGGAAGAAGAAATAGGCTCATGCTTTAACTCTTTTGCCATAGATTCCATCATTAAAACAGATTCGGAAGATGCCTTTACCGTTACGGTAATCATGGGTGCTACTACTGGACTTATCACTAAACAGGACTTCGCCTGTAAATACCATGAATTGAAAAAATAGAATTTTCAGTAATATTTGAAAGTTGATAAAATATTACATAATTTTACCTACATGAGTCTATGTAGATTCGACTTATGTAGTTTAGCTGCTGATATTATCAGCAAAGAGTTCAACACTCCAAACTTCACACAGGAAGGCGAAACTAAAGACTTTAACCGTTCACGGCATTTGTACACCTACTTTTGTTTTACGGAATTAAACGCACCACAGACTTTAATCCGTTCAACATTACGTTACTACAAATACCCAAAGACGGTATACCAGGTTTTAAGACGGGTTTACTTTAAACGTAAAGACCAAGATTTAAAGACAGATTTAGCATACATTAAAAGCCGTTTTCATGTGGAACTGCAAAGATTTGAGGCACAAGATATTAAACCACGAAAAGACGGGAAACAATTAAGAATATGGGAAGGCCACCCATCTACGAAAAATTAGAAGATATGCTTCCTATGTTACAAGCATGGGAACAAACCATTGCAGACGGTGAAAAACCAACTGTTACAGGCTTATGCCTTGCATTGGAATTTGATAGCAAAGATACCCTTTACGCTTACAGGGATAAACCAGACTTTTCGTACTCGATTAAAAAAGCATTACTAATAGTTGAGAACGGTTATGAAAAAGCACTAAGAGAAAACGCTCCAACAGGTTCAATCTTTGCCCTTAAAAACATGGGATGGAAAGACAAGAGCGAAGTTGAGCAATCAGGGGGCTTATCTATCAACTGGCACGAAGAAAAGACTTACCACACCAAATGAAGCTAAACCCTAAACAGTCTATTGCCTTAGATTATTTAGAAGATAACCAAACTACCGAATTACTTTATGGCGGAGGTGCAGGTGGCGGAAAGTCAATATTGGGTTGTTACTGGCTTTTGAAGATGTGTTTTAAATACCCTGAATCCCGTTGGTTAATGGGAAGGGCTAACATGAAAACACTAAAAGAAACTACCTACCAATCATTCCTGAAGGTAGCAAAGATGCAAGGCTTAAAAGCTGATGTACATTTTTTAGTAACTGCATCACAACACAAAGAATACCCTAACTGTATTTTATTCCCGAATAAGTCGGTTATCATGATGAAGGATTTGGACTACTACCCTTCAGACCCTGAATTTGATGAATTAGGTTCATTAGAGATAACAGGCGGCTTTATTGACGAAGCCAATCAGGTTACAATAAAGGCAAAACAAATAGTACAAAGTAGGATGAGGCACAACATAAGCCTTTACGGTATTGTTCCAAAACTACTGGCTACTTGTAACCCTGCAAAGAATTGGGTTTATCAGGACTTTTACAAACCATTTAGACAAACTGCCCTACCCGATTACAGAAAGTTCATCCAAGCCCTTGTAGATGATAACCCGGACATTGACCCATCTTATAAAGAAAACTTACTTAAGCTGGACAAGAACAGCAAAGAAAGGCTGTTGTATGGTAATTGGGAATATGACGATGACCCTGCTGCATTAATCAGCTATGAAAAAATATTAGACTGTTTTAGTAATTCATTTGTGCCAACAGGCGAAAAATACATTACTGCTGACATAGCCCGTTTAGGAAGTGATAAGATAGTTATTTGCGTATGGAACGGGTTTAGGGTTGAAGAAATAAAATCATACACTAAAGAACGGTTAAGCGTAACAGGTGAAATAATAGAACAACTAAGGGCTAAATACCAAATACCCAAGTCGAATATAATATGTGATGAAGATGGTGTGGGCGGTGGCATTATTGACTTTATGGGTTATAAAGGATTTGTAAATAACAGCAAACCGTTCCCAAACCCTGACAGATTTGGGGTTGACGAAAACTACAATCATCTTAAATCACAATGTTACTTTCGTTTGGCTGATAGGATTAACAAAGGGCAGGTTTACATTAAGTGTGATGACAGTCAAATGCGGAGTGATATTATTCAAGAACTGGAACAGGTGAAGCAACACAACATGGATAAAGACGGCAAAAGGCAAGTATTACCAAAGGACAAGGTAAAAGAATTGATAGGACGAAGCCCCGACTATTCAGATGCTCTGATGATGCGGGAATATTTTGAATTAAAACCAAGCCCTTCATGGGTTGCATTCTAATATGAGTTGGTTCACAAAGTTATTTAAGAGGAAAGGCATGACCTTTACAGGCATTAACGTAGGGGCAGCCCCTACTTATTTTAAGTGGGATAAGAACTCCACAGCCTATGCAACAAATGATACTGTTTTTACAGTAATTAAGAAGATAGGAAGAAAGGCCGC